AAAAGACCAGATAGTAGTTGACGCTGAAGAATTAGCTAGTGGCACAAACAAATCAAAAGTATGTTTGATTGAGTGTCATTTTCAGATAAAAGGCACAGGTACTTTAAAGTTAAGTGCTGAATCTGAAACAGACGATTTGAGTTTTACTGGTAATGGTAAGTATGGACTAAGACCAGATGAACTAAAATTTGGTGATGATAAACAATTTAAATTAACAACCGACTCAAATGTAGAGAGTTATTTGTTAATTACAGAGTTTAGGAGAAAATAAAATGGCAGATGTAGTTACATCACAAACAATAGCAGACACCGTTGGTGTTAAAACTGTTATGAAGTTTACGAATATTAGCGATGGTTCAGGTGAAACACTTGTAACTAAAATGGATGCTAGTGCTTTGAATTTTATGTCAGAGGACGCAAATAGGGTTCTATCTAAAATTTATTGGGCAGTCAATACAACAAATGGTAAATCAGGAGTAGAATTATTGTGGGCAGGTAGTGGTACAAGTGCTGCTAATGCAACAATAGGATTTTTCTCGGGTCGTGGTTTTCATGATTACTTTACTGCTGGTAATAGTATTCCTAACAATGCAACATTGACAGCAAATACATCTCCTGCAGGTGATATTTTATTATCAACAAAAGGTTTCGTTGCAGGCGATAACTATACTATTATTTTAGAAATAAGGTAATGGCGAAAAAGAACAAAGATTATTCTAAGGCAATTCTAGAAAGAATTGTAGGAACTAAATCTAAGACTTATCTTGCTGATGAATTTAAAAAAGCATTCGCAGAAAAGTATGGAATAAAAAAAGAAGAAATGAAAAGAGATGTTGTAGATAAAATCTATAACAATAAAGAAAAGGTGGAGAAATGAAACTAATTACAGAAACAATTGAAGATATCGAAGTACTAACAGAAGCAACAGCAAATGGTGGTAAACAGTACAAGATAAAAGGTGTCTTTATGCAGGCTGATATCAAAAACCGTAATGGTAGAGTTTATCCAGTCGAGACTTTAGCAAAAGAAGTTAAAAGATACACAAACGAATTTATAAACAAGAAACGTGCTTTTGGTGAACTAGGACATCCTGACGGACCAACAGTTAACCTAGAAAGAGTTTCACACATGATTACTAGTCTTAAACCAGAAGGTAAAAACTTTATTGGAGAAGCAAAAGTAATGGATACACCATACGGTAAAATCGTCAAAAACTTAATTGACGAAGGCGCACAATTGGGTGTATCATCAAGAGGTATGGGTTCTATTCAACGAATGTCTGGAAAGAACGTAGTTGGAAATGACTTTTATCTCGCAACAGCAGCTGATATAGTTGCAGACCCTTCGGCACCTGACGCTTTCGTAGAAGGCATAATGGAAGGTAAAGAATGGATATGGGACAACGGCGTACTGAAAAGTATGGAAGTTGAACAATATAAGGAAGAAATTGATAGAACTAAACGCAAAGAACTTGCCGAAGTGAAAGCAAAAGTATTCAAAGACTTTATATCTAAGTTTTAAAACCTACGCAGCTAATTTAAAAAGCGTAGGGTTTAAGATGGTAAGATGTATAAATAATAGTAATAAGAAAAAATTAATTAATTTTTAAATATTAAGGAGAGACCGAATGTCTGAAACCGAAGTAAAAAAAGAAGTAGAGATTTCAGAAGCTCCTAGCGTAATTACAAAAGACGCTACGAAAGCTGAACCTACTCACCTTAAAAATGACGCAGAGGATCTTGGTGCACCAGTTGTTAAACCATCTGACAGCAACCCAGACGCTACGAAAAAGGTATCTAAAGTATCGGACCAGGTTAATAAGGATGCGAATGACGGATCTTTACCAAAAGACCAAAAACCATCTGGCATGAAAGAAGAAGAAGTTGAAGTTGAAGGCGAAGAAGAAATTGCTGAAACTAAAGAAGAATCTTCCGAAATGAATATTGACCTATCTGATGATGTTAAGGCATTAGTTTCAACAGACGCTGACCTATCCGAGGAATTCAAGGAAAAGGCTGCGACTATTTTTGAAACTGCTGTTAAAACAAGAATACAAGAACAGGTTAAAGTACTAGAGTCTCAGTATGAAGAAAAACTTTCAAAAGAAACTGAAACAGTAAAAGAAGCTATGGTCGAAAAAGTTGACTCATATCTAAACTATGTTGTTGAAGAATGGATGAAAGAAAATGAATTAGCAGTTGAGAGAGGTATTCGTACCGAGATTGCTGAAGATTTCATTACTGGACTTAAATCTTTATTCAAAGAACATTATATTGATGTTCCTGAAGAAAAATATAACGTACTTGAGGACTTAACAAATCAAGGAAAAGAATTAGAAGCTAAACTTAACGAACAGATTGAAAAGAATGTAAATCTGACTAAAGAAGTTTCTGGTTTTCATAAAACACAAGCAATCTTAGAAGTTACTGCTGACTTAGCAGAAACAGAAAAAGAAAAATTTGTTTCTATGGCAGAGAATGTTGAGTTTGATAGTGCTGAAAAGTTTAAGGAAAAGTTAGAGACTATTAAAGAATCTTACTTCCCTAAAACAAAATCAGAAGTAGCAGAAGAAAATTCTGTTGATTCTGTGGCGGCGAATGAACCAGCTGTTGAAGCTAGTTCGGATGCTATGGCTGCATATACAGCCGCAATATCTAAGAACCTTAAGGCATTATAGTCTTAATGTTTTTTATAAATGTAAATAATAATAAGGAGAGATAAAATGTATCTTACTGAAAACTTACAGGAAAAGTGGCAGCCAGTCCTAGAACATCCAGATTTGCCAAAAATCGAAGATGCTTATAAAAGAGCTGTAACTACTGTGATTTTAGAAAACCAAGAGAAATCAGTTAGGGAAGACCGAAGCTTTATGGCTGAGGCTGCACCTGCAAACGCAACTGGTTCATCTGTTGATAACTGGGATCCAGTATTAATATCATTGGTTAGAAGAGCTATGCCAAATCTTATCGCATACGATATTTGTGGTGTACAACCAATGTCAGGCCCAACAGGTCTTATCTTCGCTATGAAATCAAGATTCGGTTCACAAGCTGGTGCAGAAGCACTATTTAATGAAGCTGATTCAGATTTCTCTGGAAGAGACGCTGCTGGCGACACAGGATCACCTGACGCACAATCAGGTACTAACCCTGCAACACTAAACGACTCACCATCTGCTGGTACTTACACTACTGGTATTGGTATGACTACTGCACAAGCAGAAACACTTGGTGACGGATCAGATGAGTTTGCTGAAATGGCTTTCTCAATCGACAAAGTAACTGTTACTGCAAAATCTAGAGCTCTAAAAGCAGAGTACACTATGGAACTTGCTCAAGACTTAAAAGCAATCCACGGTCTAGACGCTGAAACAGAACTTGCAAACATCCTTTCAAGTGAAATTCTTGCTGAGATTAACAGAGAAGTAGTAAGAACTATTTACTCACACGCAAAAGCGGGTGCTCAAGTAAATACAACTACTGCTGGTATCTTTGATTTAGATACAGACTCTAATGGTCGTTGGTCAGTTGAGAAGTTTAAAGGGTTATTATACCAATTAGAAAGAGACGCTAACGCAATCGGTCAATTAACAAGAAGAGGTAAAGGGAACATTATTATTTGTTCTGCTGATGTTGCTTCTGCTTTACAAATGGCTGGTGTTTTAGATTACGCTCCTGCGTTAAACTCTAACTTAAATGTTGACGATACTGGTAATACTTTTGCTGGTGTACTAAACGGTAAATTCAAAGTATATGTTGATCCATATGCAGCGAATATATCTGCAAGTCAATACTATGTTATTGGTTACAAAGGAACATCACCTTACGATTCTGGTTTATTCTATTGCCCATACGTTCCACTACAAATGGTGAGAGCAGTTGGTCAAGACAGTTTCCAACCAAAAATTGGATTCAAAACTAGATACGGAATGGTTCAAAATCCTTTCGCACACTCTGGCGGAGACGGCGCATTAGATAACTCTGGTGCAGTTGCTGCTGGTTCACAAAACTTATATTACAGACGAGTTAAAGTTACAAACATTATGTAATTTCGATTCCTCTCGAAAAATAGAAAAAGGGGCTTCGGCCCCTTTTTTTAAGCCTTTTCTGGAAAAAAGATTGTCATAGCCGCCGCCTGAGACGGAAAACAGAACACGGTCATATGATAGTACCCCCTAAAAACTATTATAAATAGTAGTATGACAACAACAAACGTAATTAATAGAGAGCCTTCTAAA